GGCCTAACGCTCTACCCTTTTCGGCAGAACGCACGGAATTTTCGAAGCCCTTAAGATTTTTAGCCTTTTGGATAAACTCCTCAAGCACACCATCCAAGAACATAGTGCTATGGTAGACGAGGTCAGTGTTACACCAATCGTCATACTTAGCAAGATTCAAAGAAGATAAACAACACACAAAGCTGTGCGCTTCGTCAGTATGAAGTACAATCTCAGAACAGATATTTGTCATATAGACTTTGAGTCCATTGACCTTATATGCGTCTGGATTTTGTTTGTTTACATTGCCGCGGTACATAATGTACGGCTCACCAGTAGCCTTGCGCTTCTGTAAAAGCTTGCTCCACTTTCTTCTAGCATCTGCATCACCTTCCTCTAGTTTCCGCATAAACTTATCTCCGATAACTGCACACTGGTGGAGGTTAAGGCTTTGGCGATTCACATCTCCCTTTGGCTCCCTGATTTCCAACCAGTCGTCAAAGTCTGGGTGCTCAATGTTTAGGTTAACTGAGGCTGCACCTCGGCGCACATTCCCCTGCGAAGTAGCTAGGATAGTAGAGTCGTAAATCTTACAGAATGGAACGACGCCGTCAGTAGTCCCTTCACCGTTTCCAATAGGAGAGCCAGAAGGACGAATCATATTGATTCCAATTCCAACGCCTCCACCGTGCTTAGCCAACAGCATAAGCTCAAGGTTCTTTGAGCCGATATCGTATACGCTGTCCGCTACGTCGATACCGAAGCAGCTAATTGGAAGGCCCCGGTCGGTTCCGGTATTAGCTAGTACAGGGGTAGCCAAGCATAGCCAGTTGTTCCAGATATACTCAAAGAACTTAGGCCCAAGTTCAGGCTTCTTCAGTCGTGCTGCAACGGTATTTGCCACGCGCAGATATGCTTCTCTTGGCGTCTCGTCACCGATTAAATATCCCTTGCTGATTGTCTTGAGGTATACCTCCGTATCACCCCACTCTGGATAATCAACTCCAGCTTGCCACTGTTTCTTCATATTCTTTTTCTTCTTTTTCAATTTTATCAACAATACGCTCGTAAATAAGCAGGTGCTTCTTGCTCGTACTGAGTAGATTGTTCAACGATGTTAACGCAAGCACTACTGTGGAGTGGTTTCCTTTGTTGAAGACGTCTGCAATCTGACTAAGCGAGATGTAAGTTCTATTGTAGAACTCTTTGTAAGCAATGTTCCTTGCGAACACAATATTCGCCTTTCGACTGCTTGACATCATATCTTTAATAAGGAACACCGGTTTCCCTTGATACGACTCTAAGAATCTTTACTTGTATCGGAGTTAGTCCCATATTGCTTCAAAGTCTTCTCCTTCGTTTGCTTTCGAATAATCCGTGGGACGAAGAGCAAAAAAATCGGTATGAGTAACACCACCAACGAGATGATAAAACCAATCAAGTTCTGATGCTGCGTCGGTATCATATTCAAAGATAGCATCATAGCCTAACTCCTGCAACTTTTCATTAGCTCTTTTTTTAATAAACTCTTTTAGGTCTGAAGCCTTGAGGTTCTCAAGGTCTCCCATCTCAAACATCTTATCGATGTAGTTCATCTCCATCTGTACGGCTACACGCGCAGCCTCCTCAATCTTTGGCCTTACTGCTACACGAATTTCTGGGTGCTCATCACATAGGTGATTGAATAGTACGCAGCCCATCGTGCTATGCAAGCTCTCGTCACGTACGCTCCATTTCATCTGTTGGCCAATCCCCTTTCAACAGATTTCTCATCTGAAATGAATAGAGTACAGCAAATGACGAATAGAGCGCTACACCTTCAGCAAAGGCAGAGAAAACAGCGATAGAACGAGCAACATCCTGTCTAGCCTTAGGGCTAATCTTCAAAATGTTATGGTCGTATCCAGCTTTAGTGTTCACGAGGTTCTCAAATCGTTCAGCTGTTGCGGGCTCGTGCAAGAATGCAGCAAAGTCATCAAGCCCTAGCGTCTCGTTTAGGTAGCTGTATGCTGCAGCGTGGATTGTTTCTTGCGAACCAAAAGCCATTGCCATCTGCTTAATCTCGTGCTTTGGAAACCATTTAGTTACCATTGTGGTCCAGTAGTCTCCAACAGCTGTCTCCGTTTGGGCAAATCCTAGCAAGATGTTGCCAACAAGGTTCTTCTCAGAAGCGGTTAGATTCTCTCTGAAGTCTTTTACATCGTTCTGCATCGGTATTTCAGTATGCAGCCAGAAGGCTTGCATCTGCTTAAGCCATCCATCGTTGTAATAAGCCGGGTATTCAAATGGCTTATATTCGATTCTCTCATCAAAGAGTCCCATTGTTTTTGAGTTTGTGTTAGACGAAAAGCGGCCACCGAAGTGACCGCCGAAATAGGATTGCGAATGTACGCTTTAGACGCCTTATCAGCTAATTATATCCGACTAAGTTAAACGCAATAGTATCAGGCAGTTCTCCAAATACATACTGCGTTACTGAGCATAACCACATCCGTGATTTGGTATTTTCGTAGAATACTCCGTCATAATTCCATAGCTCGTACCAAGCTCCACCATCTGACGTGTCTTCTACCTTTACAAGCTTTCCGTCGTGCTTATGGCTGCAATCATTCGCGCAAACAAGTAGATGACATTTCTTCCCGTTGTTGCTAAGAAAGTCGAGAAAGTCGTCGGCGCCGGAAACCATCTGGAGTTCTTCGTGTCCGCCTTCCCAATCAGGTAAGTCGATGTACCAGTTTCCGTTACTCTCCTTTGTGAAGGATAGGTGCTTTGATTCCTGTGAGGCTGTTAATTCTAATTTCATTTACTGTTTTAATGTTTCGTTGAACTAAGTAATCTTTTGCCAAGTTGGCAGCCAGTTCTCTAGCTTTCTCCTTGGTCATAGACTCGATAGCTTCTTTCCATTCAGCTTGAGTGGAACATAACAAACCATTGTAACCGTGAATGATTTTCTCTTTGTAAGGAGAAACATTTGACGCAATAACTGCAGTACCTGTAAATGCTGCCTCTACAAGCTTCAGGTCCGATTTACACTCATTGAAAGTGTTATTCTTTAATGGAACCAACGCAACGTCTATGTCTTGGTAAACGCTTCCGTAGTGGAACATATCAGTCCAGTCTACTGGATGGCTAGCCTTAAGCTTAGACACGTATCTTTCTACGTTGGTGCAGTAGAGAATCTTATCTTCAAAAGTGTATCCTATCTCATCTACATCGTTATTGTGGGCCCCAGCACCAGTATATCCAAATCTCAAAGATTCAGATTCTGTTTTAGGTAGCGCCCATTGTTCAGCAGCCGGGTCAATAGCATTCGGAACTATTACTATTTCCGCTTTTGTATTGAGTCTGCTGATATGTTTTGCCAAGACTTCAGATGGAGTCCATATGACGTCTGCAATCTTTATTGTCTTCTGAATCATCGACGACATATGATTTTTCCATATGTTGTAGTTGAAGTTGTCTTTATTCAGAATCCAATAGTCATCTATGTCTACAATAATCTTTATCCCGTATGACTTCATAATCTTACGGAACATATGATGGTTTTTTGCAGGTAGACATCTTGGTATTACCACGTTGTCAACTAGCGTCAAATCCATCTGAGACATCTCGGTGGCGTCAGATACAAGATGAACATTATCAAATCCCTGTCTCATAAGATTTTCAACAGGGACCATAACCCGATGATAATTCACACCATTCAGGTCATCAAGAAGTATTATAGTGAACATTAGTGTCCTTCGCTATGCTGTTTGATTGCGGCACGAATTAACTCGAGCTCAATCTTAACTTGCTTAGAATAGTTGTCTACCAAAACCTTTACTTCATCGTGGTCCTGCTTAGGGGTCCCATCGCTTTCGTGCAAGGATTCGTATAACTCTATTGTCGCGTCGCTAATAAAGTCGCAAGCAATGAAGTACATTCTTGAAAGTTCATCTATTTTCATCTGATATCAATTTAATAGCCTCGTCTACTTGTGCTTTGTTCTTCGGGATGAAGAACTTCCAGTCGTACATATCGTTTTCACGGCAGTGACGAAGGAACATTTTCCATCGCAACGGGAAGTCGTCAGACATAACATAACCTTTGGTTTCTATTACAAACTTCTTCTCGTAGCTAACAAAGTCAGGTGTGTATATTATTTGGAGGACTGTTTTGTTAGAACTGTCCACAAGCTCTCCTTTCTTTGGAACAGACTTGTAATAACAGCCTGGGCCTTTGAAAGAATCTTGTAATACATACTTATGTTTTTCGTATTCAAAACTGATTCCTGCTTCTTGGAGCGCTGCGGCGCAGTACGCTTCGAGGCTGGACTTGTATTGGCCTTTCGGCTTTGCTTTTGATTTACCTTTTGCATTTTTATTGCGTTTATACATAAGCAAATATACTCACCCATAGCGAGATATCAAAAGATATCAGATATATCTTCACTCGGAAGCACTAAAGTCTGCACAGGACGCTGTTCGAATATCGGGATAAACAGCCTACTATTCGACCCCTGCAGGGCGCCGAAAGAAGTAAACTGACGGCTCATTTCAAACAGTACCGGAGAGTATAATCCTGTAGGTTGACCACCGGTTTCTACCTCGCGAACCTTTCTCACGTGGAACTCAATCGTTCTACGTGTAGGCTCGTCCTGATGCTGAATCTTCCTGTGTAACGACAAAAATCCATCAGCCCGGTTTACGAACTTTCCGCCACCTTCAGTGTCTGCTGCCGACGGCGCTACAGGGTGCCCATCTTCACCAAGCTTTCGCTGTGCCTCAGTCACTGCGTGTGTGTTAAGCCATACAGCAATAGACTTAGCGTTCGCGAATGTCAGTAGTTCAGACGCTGCTTCGTAGTGATATTCGTGCGTACTGATTGCAGAACCGTGAGCCAAATCAATCTTCAAGCTGTTGTATGGGTCGATAAATAAACCATCTACAGGTTGACTCTTGATTAACTTCTCTGCAAAGATTACAAGGTCGTAGTAGCTATAAACCTGCCTGTTCGAGATTACAGTGAAGTGGCTTTGTACCCACTCGAAAGCTTTTTTTTCTCTGAGCATAGTTCATATGCTTTAACTGCATATCGGTAGCAAACTGCATAAGCTTGTACTTGATTGATGCAGTTCTGTTTTCTGACGAATAAACAATCCACTTCCATCCGTGACGCATAGACGACGTTACCATCATAAACAGAATGAACGTGGTCTTACCCACGTTAGAGTGTCCGTTGATAATCAAGAACTCTTTTTTGAACCTGAAGTAATTGTCAAGGTGGTCATTACCGGTGTCCAGGCCAATCTCCACCTTGCCTTCAGCTAGGTCGATTAATCCATCTGAAGTCCTCGTCGTCAGAAGATACAAAAGACATATCTCCATCGTTGATTAACATCTCACGTTGGAACTTGTCTTCTTGCTCTACAATCTCACGAATAGGAAGCTTCTTTCCTTGCTCTACACCATCCCGGATAGTTTGTCGTGCCGTTTCGACTGAATCGATGTCTCTTTTTTCAATCTCACGTAGAAGGACTCTGATTACCTCATCCTCCTCCATCCTCCCTGCAGACACGTATCCACCACAAAGAATAGAAGCCTTTAAGAGTGTAGCGTGC